GTATACACCATGAAGCCGGTTATGGGGTCATAAACATAGGGCAGGCCGTTGAATTTCTTGACCTCGTAGCTGGCAGCGGGATACAGCTTCTTCACCTCTGCCCAAGCATACGCCCAGCTTACATATTTCAGTTCCGTGTTGCCGGACTTTTTGACTTCCAGATGATCTTTGAAATCGATAGCAAATAATTTTACGAACGGATTTTCAGTAGCCATAATCAAACCTCCAAGAAAAAAGGCGGCAGAGAAGCTGCTCTCTGCCGCCATACAATTATGCCGCATGAACGATGGTAAACCTGCGGCTGCTTACATTTTTGCTGTATTGGTTGAAAATGTCCGGCTGCTCTTTCCGCAGGCGTTGGGAATCCACACGCTTGCTTTCGGAGGACACCCACGACACCTTATAGCCCGGTGCTGTGCCATAGGCGGCATCCTGCATTTTCAGCTTGACCTGTTGCTCGATAGCCGTTTTCTCCTGTTCCATCTGCTCGATTTGGTCGGAAAGCTCCTGCCGCTTGTCCAGAAGTCCATGTAGAGCACTCAGGTCAGCGGTCTTGTCCCGGTTGTCCACCTCATACATCTGGTTGATCTGCTGGGTGTCACAATCACAACCGTTGGGTGCAGGGGGAATCTGGGGCACAACATGGTTCGTCCAGAAAAGCTCTTCCTTATCAATGAAATCAGAAAGCACCTGCTTATCTGTCACGATCTTGTGGATCACCAGCTCTCTGCCAAAAATCAGAGCTGCCACATACCAGCAGTCGAAACCGCTGACGGCTAAGTAGTGGTCAACCTGCGCCAGATAATGAGCCGGGATTTTCCCATCAGCCCACTTGTCCGCAGAAAAGGGCGAAACCGTTTTGCACTCCAATCCTGCCTTCTGCCCGACAATCAGACGGTCGAAGTCAGCCAGAAGCAGAGGGTGTTCCTCACTCTGGTAAATGGCATTTGCACGGCGTACCTTCAGGCCGGTTGCTTCGGTAAATCGCTGCGCCACATAATCTTCCAGATCGCGGCCCTGACGCATGGCCTCGTTGTCGATGTTTTCAACAGTATCGCTGATTTTATCGTGATATACCTGAAATACAGAGCGATACGGGTTCAGGCCAAGGATGGCGCCGGCATCGGTGCCAGTAATGCCGCACTTGCGGTAGCGCAGCCATTCTTCTTTGGGCAAGTTCAGTGTAGATACAAGCCGTTTCATGCAATGTTCAGCCTCTCTTTCATCTGCTCTTCTACGATAGAGAAATCATATTCCACCAAGTCTTTGATAATGGTGGAAAACTCATCCACCAAGGTACGGTCATCATCCAGCCACAGGACATACAGGAAATCCAGAATGTTCCGCTGTACCCGGAGATGGTTCCAGAAACGCTCGTCCATCTGCTTTTCGGTGTCCAGCGTAATCAAGGCACTGACGATAGTGCTTTTCATCGTGATCTCGTATGCTGTGGTGCAGGTAGGCTTTGGAAAATCGGCTTCGATGATGTTCAGGAACTCAGAAAATTCCCGGACAGCCCGGTTGCTCACATCGTTCATACGTCCTCCTTTATGCTGCTGCCAGCACCATCTTGTAAGCCTTGTCGATCATGGGGTTGCCCTCTGCGGTACGCAGGAACAGGTTTTCGTTGTAGTTGCGGGTCTTGCGGATGGGGTCTGCGTGGGTGGCGAAGTCCGAAACAGCGTTCACAAACCGCCAGCCGTTCTTGCCAACCCATTCCAGGTCAGGTGCATTGTAATAACGAGCCTTCAAATCTTCCTGCAAGCGTAGGTTGTTCTTCCGCTGGCCATCGGTCAGATCTTCGGTGACAGGGAAGAACTCATTGATGAACTCCTGCACTTTACGGTCAGATAGCTTAATGGTGGTCAGCTCATGGATGCCTTTGCCCAGTTCTGCCATATAGCTGTTGGCAAGCTGCAAGGTCTCACGGGCATCCTGCACCCGGAGCAGAACGTTTTCGGTATGGCGGGCAGTCCAGATGCGCTTTGCAGTACCCAAAGCCAGATTCAGGGTATTCTGACATACCACACGAACCGGGGTCATGGCTACTTTTACACCAGAACTGCCATCATGGCTGTTGAAGAACACAAGATAGGGGGTCACTTCGTCTCCAGCGATGATGTACTTCTCCGGCAGCTTCGCCAGCATCCAGACCTTCTTGCCACCCTGCAAAGAACCGGCAGTTTCGTAAGTAACGCCCTCACCCAGCAGGTCATCCGTGAACTGGAATGCTTCTTCGTTCTGCACAATGCGGTAGCGGTCAGACACCACACCCAAAACAGCATCATCGGTGCTGCGGACGTTAGCCCGATAGCCGGGGATCATCGCACCCGTACCAGAATAGATATTGCGGCTCTCGACCTGCCAATCCAGACCAGCCAGTTCCAGAGCCTCACGGCTTGCAGGAGCATCCATAACGATACGGCCAAGGCCATGCCAAGGGGTCTCACGGACAGAGAACATGGTTTCAACATTTGCAGACATAATCTTTACCTCCAAAATTTTATTTTGATTGATATTCTTACTTCTTTTCGATCTGATGTGCTGTCCAGACAATAATCTTTGCAGCACCCTTTCCAACTGCTTTTACCACCTCCACCAACACTTTTTCCAAAATTTCAGTCATTGATTTTTCCTCCGTTTTTCTGTAAAAAGTAAAAACCTGTAAGCTTCAGAATTTGCTTACAGGTCTTTCTATCCGAGATTATAATATATAACTATATCTGAATTAGATACGCTTAGCTTGTGCCAAGTGTGTCAGATGTGTCAGTGTTTTTACAAATCAGCCTTATATTTTCATGTTTTCTGGGCACCTTAGGGATGAAAATATAAGTACATACGGGGTTTCTTTTGAAAATTTCTGACACAACCGGCACAACTGACACATCCTCTTACCTTTGAATTTTCGACCGGATGCCCACAACTACCGTGAGATCATGCCATTCATTTTTACGGATTCCCTGATTTCGGGACGCCTTGAATGCCTTTGCTTCCTCAAACGAAATCGAAAAGCGAGCCATTTCGATAAAGCCGTCCATTGTATACACAGCGGTATTTCTCCCTTGCAGCTCTGACAGCTGGAAATCAAGCACCCAGCGAAACTCTTCGTTCGTCACCGGAGTGATCTGTGCCACGCAGCTGTTGATAAGCTCCCGGTTGACTTCGTTCTCCGATGCCTGCTGCCACTCGTCCAGCTTCTGTGAAATCCGGTTCATGTCCAGTGCTCCACTGCGTTCATCCTCCTGTTCTACGCTCTCATACTGGGATTGCAGATCTACGATCTGGTTGTCTAAGCCTTTGCGACGTTCCATAAGTTCCTGTTTGGTGATGATGCCGTCTGCACACAGGTCAATATACTTGTCCAGCCGCTCTCTCTGCTTAGCAATGCTCTTTTCCAGCATTGCCTTTCTGGAAATACGAACCGTCTTTTCCTCTGCCATACAGCGGCTCAGGATTTTATAGACCTCTTTGACTGTCTTTCCCTTGTCAAATGTGAGATGTTCAAACACCTTTGCCGCCATCAAGTCCAGCTTCCACTCACTGATAGCCTTGATTTGGCAGCTGATGTTCAAATCAAGTCCATGCTCCTGCAAGTAGCTGATGCTGGGTTTTCGGGTGCGGCGGTAGCACTGGAAGCCGTGAATTACAGCACCGTCACGATTTACACGCCACTTGAACTGGATAAATCCGGCACCACAGTTACACCGGAGCTTTGCCGTCCAGATAGATTTCGGCGTGTTCCGCATATACTTGTGCTTCTTTCCGTTTTCATCGATCACTCGTGCCGACTTCGATAACAAGATCTGCTGGCATCTGTCCCACGTTTCCTCTGACACCAGCGGTTCAAAATCGCCTTTCACATAGACGTAGCTGCTTTCGTCCAGATTTTTGACACGTTTTTGCGTCAAGTAGCCGTCACTGTGGGATTTATTGTAGCAGATGCAGCCTTTATAGGTCGCATTATGTAACACCCGGCTCACCTTGGAAGCGTCCCACGAGACATGCCCGCTTGCATCCAATCTGCCTAGCCTGTATAATTCTGCTGCCACTTTTTGAAGCCCAACCTTTCCAGTCGAATACATCTGGTAAATCAGTTTTACGGTCTGTGCCTGATCCGGGTCTGGAACATAGGTTCCATTCTCCCTGCGGTATCCCAAGATATTTCCGTTGCCATACAAAACGTGCTTCTCCCGACTGATTTCTTGCCCCGCCTTGACGCGCTCTGAAATTTTTCGGCTTTCGTCCTGTGCCAAAGAAGACATAATCGTCAACCGAAGCTCACCATAATCGGTGGCCGTGTTGATACCATCGTTGATGAAAAACAGATTCACGCCCACAGCCTTCAACTCACGGATATAGGACAACGTATCAACTGTATTTCGTGCAAACCGGCTCACCTCACGGGTAATGATAAGGTCAAATTTACCTTTCTTTGCATCCTCTATCATATGCAAAAACTCTGGCCGCTTCTGCGCCTGTGTTCCGGTGATACCTTGATCTACATAGACCTCCACGATTTCCCAGTCCGAGTGCCGGGAGCCTTCAATTTTATACCACTCCAACTGGTTTCCCAGTGCATTGATCTGTGCCTCATGTTCGGTTGAGACACGCGCATATACTGCTACTCGCATATTTTACCTCCACATTTTGAGATTTCAGGATAAAAAGAAAAGCTCTGGCAGAATTCTCCACCAGAGCCTCTCTCTGTCGCTTACGAAGCCTTTGCAGGCGGTTCTTCGTCCTGTTCACGCTTCATCCGAAGGAAGTTCTGATAGGTGGGCAGGTTCAGCAGTCCTGCCGCAAAAAGAGCTTCGATCAGACAGTAAGCCATTGCCTTTTCGTCAACGTTCAGCATCGTGACACCTCCATAGTGTTTGTGATTGTGCTGATGATCAGAGATATAACATATCACTGAGAAGTCAGACGTTACGGACGAAGGCGGATACCATAGAATCCCCACACCGGGTTTTCTGAGGGTGTGACACGCTTTCGGTCGCGTACACCTCCGGCCTGCTCCAGATACTTGTTGAATGCTGCAGGGCTGCACAGATATGTACCGTTTTCATCGCAATAGGTCTCATACGCCCTCCGTAAATCAGCCGTGGAAGTGAAATAGTTATAATCACCCATTTCACAATGGGCATCAAGGAACTCTCGGAGATGATCCATCGGGCTTTTCCGCTGTACACCTCTCATGCAATCCACATCCGGAATCGTCGGGAACTGCCAGCCTTGATCCATCAGATCTCTAGCATACTGCAGTGCCTTCGTCACGATTGCATCGCGCTCCTTCCAAAGTTTCTTAGCGAGATCCGGGTCTCTTTCTTCCTTCGGAACAGAGTTCATAAACAGAAGGAAGATAATCCGGTCAAAAAGTGCCGGATCACTTGACTCAATTCTCAGGGGGAAATTGGTAGCAAACAGGAATTTCATATTATGGTCGAGCTTTAGGGAGCCCTGATTTTTACGCTGGATTTCGAGGCTGTCTCCACCGGTGATCCGTTTCAGTTTGGACACTGCACTTGCATTCAGCACTTCCTGCGGAAGATCCAAGGAAATATTGATTCTGGAGTACAGCAGCGACTCGGTTTCAAACTTCCCGCCCAGTTCACCAAGTGAAAGGTTACTTACCGAGTTTTCCGGATAAAGCTTCTGTATGAAATTGCCCAAAATGCTCTTGCCAGAGTTTGGCGCATATCCCATAACGAAGAAATATTTTCCGTTTGAAGGTTCAATCAGAAGATACCCAAGAGCCATCATAAAGCGCTCCTTCAGTTCTTCGCGTCCCTCAGTAATCGTATCGAGAAACTCGTCGAACACCGGGCACTCGGCATCTTCATCATAGCAAGCATCCAGAACGGTAAATGTTCTGCGCTTAGGACTATGATGCTTCAGCTTCATTTTATTGAGATACAAGATCCCGTTTTTCAAAGGACAGTAGGGTTTGTCTTTCAGCGAATCTTCGTACTTCAGACGGGAATCCGCTTTCAGACATCTATAAATGTCCATGTGGTTTCGGAGGTTTTTCACTCCATCAAGCCCTGGACTTATGTATTGACGGTAAAGAGCTACGACTCCTTCGGCGTCAATCGGTTCATAGTACCAACCGTTATAATAATACAACACGATCTTCCTATAGATAAAGTCCGTTTTTTCAAGCAGTTCTTCTTCCATCTGGCAAACAGATGGTTGCCTAAACCTCCCCTTTGTCGGCGGTTTCTGCTCGTCATCGGTAAGTTGTGCATCTTCATCATCTCCTTTCGCAAAAGCAGCCAGTTTCAAAAGATTCACGCCCTTAGATGAAGCACTGGCTTTCTTCTTGGACTTCTTCTTGTGTTTCTTTTTGCGTTTTTTCTTGCCGGGTTTTGACCCGGTTAGATACGGCAGAATGACTGCATCCAGATTATCACAGTCATCTAGGTACTCGTCCGGGCACTCATCCATATCTTCGTCAGACATAAATGAATCCGAATCTGTCGATGAGCCGTATTCTAGTACCGTCACAGAATCATCGTCTGGGTCCGTGTCGGGTTCCAGCCCCGCAATGAGCAACTGGCCATCATCTGGCGGTTGACCTGTGTAGTCTTCATCGTGCCAATCATAGTCATCATAATTTGTTAAGTTCATAATGTGCCCTCCTGAATATTTTGTTTTTGTGGGGATGGCTTCATTATACGCTTAATAAAAACAAATTTTGCGGCAAATTCAATATTGAAATTCAATTAAATATCGTTGTTTTTAATTTCTCATTATTTTTCCAACCCCCTCATCATTAACACTTTATTCATATTCACACAAAACAGACGTCGGTGTATATCAAAATCATACACCGACGTCCGTTACGGTTATCTTCTTTTACGTTTTAAGCTTTCTTTTATAGCGCTTTCGATTTCATCATCTTCTCCATACAACCTCATATATTGCAAGTATTTCTCTTCTATTTCAGCATAACATCTTTTCAGGCTATCGTTTACTTGCGTAAACATATATCGCTGACCAACTGAAAAGCATGGAACGCCTTGCATTTGACTTACTGCAAATTTTACACATTCTAGTTCATCTGCAATTTGCGCACTCCCCATTCCAAATAAACTTCGAAGTCTTTCTTGCACCATCGCTTCATCAATTTTTGTATCTGGGTTGTGTGCTAAAGAATACATTCCCTCTTTTGTTCTATTTTGCATATCCGTATTCAATTTTCCTACATCATTCGACATTGCAGCGCCTACTATATCATATTCTGCCCCATCACTCTCATCATAGATCATAATCATCCTCAGAAAATCACAATTGCGTTTTGTAAGATAAATAATTTTTCCTCTCGAAAGATATTCGTATGCCGGAATATTTGTATCGGGCACTGTTCCCATTACGACATTAAATTTACTTATAAACTCACTTTGCAGTAATCTCAATTTGCTTTGTACTGTACCACTAGACGTAGAGATTCTTGTTTCAATTTCCACATCACTACTTTTTGTAAACCAATCTAACCTTTGTCCAGTTTCTTTTTCGTCTAATATTTTTAGCAAAAATTGCCTGAGAGTAATTTTATTTTGTCTTTCCTCAATTGTTTCAATGTCCTTTGTTACTTCATTTAACGTTTCATTTTCGAGTTTACAATACTTTTCAAGTATTCTTTTAACCTTTTTTTGTTTTTCCTTTTTGATTTTAACATATTCCGCTTCATATTTTTGGTCTAATAGTTTTTTCTTTCTGCAAATTCTCCGCTCCACTCTATCCAATTCATTTCGTTCTTTTTCTCCATATTCACGTAACTTTTCCTGATATAATTTCTCCGCCCTTTTCAATTTTTCCATTGACTCAGCACGTTTAAATGCCTTCCTGTATCTTCCCATATATTACTTATTCTCCCAAAATACAAAACCTCCCCGGCAAAACCATTCAGTTTCACCGGGGAGGTTTATCATACGCTTATTTTCCCATGTTTTGCACGATTAGTGCATCTTCATGCAACAATCTTACTTTCTGGGATTTTTGATAGCAGCCTGAGCAGCGGCCAGACGTGCGATAGGCACACGGAAGGGAGAGCAGCTGACATAGTCCAGACCGACATT